CGCCTATCGTGTGGAAGCGTCACAGAGATGGACGTGTATCAGTACGTATAAAGAACGGTGTCGGTGGATCTGGCACGTCTTTCATGTCCAGATACAGTTTTCTGTCACGGCACTTACCCGAAGGTATGTGGCTAGGTATATCAAATGGTAAGCAGTATGTTGTTAACGAAAGTCATACCACTACCACTGTAGCAGGACCGAGACACTATCTCGCAAAAGGTAAGACGATACCTGACTTCTGGAAACATACTAAAGACAAAAACGGTAACTGGACTAATAAGAAGATGAATAGTAACCCGTACCAGTACAAGGACGACAAAAGTGAATTGGTATTCTGGCTAGGCAAGCATGAACGCCAGTCGGCTGACCCTGAGTTGGCTTTCTCTGACGGGACAAATATAGAGTTCATAAAGTGGGAGATAGACGATAGGTATGGTAAGCCCGACCCTAAAAAGTTTACCAAAGTAAATAAAGAAGCCAAGAGCGTATACAAACAGGACATCAAGGACTTCTTTGATTGGGGTATGACTATGGTTCCGCTAATGCCTTTGCATGACGAGGAGTATCAAAGAAAGTACGCCGATACTTTGACCAAAGCCCAAGAACGTAGCGGTGAGGTTGCACATATACATTACGCGTCTGACTACATTGCGCCCAAGCTATTTAAGAAGGTTCTCAAAAACAAACAACACTCGTTGCGGTTAGCCTACTGGCTAAACTTCGCATCGCAATGTTATGAGGGTTGGTGGAACAATCGAAATTTTTACATTCAAAATATTAATTCACAAGAAACGCTGACGAAAGTGCGCAGGCAGTACAACAACTGGGTAAACAATCAAGCAGGTTTCGTAACTAAGGGAGAGAAGTAATGGGATTTAAATACGTAACAGTAAAGAAAGTTTGTAGGCATTCGTCGGTATCGAAAGGGGACGTTGAGAGAAACAGCCCTGAACTGTACGCCTATGCAGAAAAGGTTTGTAATGAATTGAAAGCCGAGTGGGTTCCAAAAGACTATAATGCTGTGTGGGTGTACAGACCTAACGAACTGTACACACTTGGGTATATTGGTTATGGCGACTTCTACGAGGACACTTCTAACGGTCGTAACAGAGAAGATCGTTACATGGTGTGCAGTCCGAACATAGTAAATGGTAGATACACATATCACTGTGATCAATTCTTTATGACTATGGTAAAGTCGATGACTTCAGGTGTGAAGAAAGCACGTACATATATGCGTACCGTGCAACCTGAACAGGTTGTTAAGAACGAGTATCGTAACTTGCGAGAGGAGATTGATAAAGTGCGTAGGGCGGCGAAAGACGAATACACATTGTCGGCACGGCCTATACTTAGCGACTTTGGAAATAAGACAGGAACATCGTTAGAGAAAGAACTAATGCATCTGCACAATATTGGACACAAGTGGCTCGATCCCTCGTTTGCTACTAACTTAGAGAAGTACCTTGGTATCGTACAGGAAAACAAAGCAGCCTTTGCTGATACGTATACCTCTGTGTTTGTAGACCTACCGCGCCGGGAGAATGAAGAACCTAAGTATATTGTGATTAGGGATATAGACGCTAGACGCTACAGTATGTCGGACGTTAACTCTGATCAGGTGACGGTGTACGATCAACATACCATGCCTGAGGAACTAGGTAATAAAGTACATTCACTAAACATTCTTAACGAAGGACAGTTTGTTCCTGATGTAGGTATGCACGCGGTGAAAGGTAGGTTGTTCTATGTCGCAGAATAAATTTTTAGAACAACCTCTTGACGGTACGGTTTATCGTGTTTACATAGATCCCACCACAAATAAGTGTGATGTGACATGTCTAGGCTTAGAGTGTGACGATTATCTACAAATGACTAAGGTTGTAGATAAGTTACCCGACTGGCTAACTAATAAGATAGCTGTCCTTATGCTGATGGATAGGGACAACTACATGCACGTAGTGGACGGTGTTGGTATGCGTAAGAACGCTGACACCTTTTACATAACCGCTGAAGGGCAGAAGTTATATGATCTGCACTTAGTATCGAATACGAGGAACCGAGTGTACTTAACAGAAACACAAGACAGGCATCTACGGTGGTTAAAACAAACCGTCCAGAATTTGAAGGACGAGAAAAACAGCCGTGATCCAAGGCCACGAATACAACAGGAACTTTGGGCTGCGGAAAAAGAACTAAAAGACTATCGCAAGAAGTTAGACAAATTTCGGGTGAAAAATTTTATTGCCATCGATTTGTGGGACAGACGGGGGTACAAAGTAAAGTTATGACCCCTGAAGCGAAAGTAAAAAAGAAAGTGGTACGCATACTGAAAGAAGCAGGTGCGTACTATTTCTACCCAGTAACGGGTGGGTTCGGTCGTAGTGGTGTGCCTGATGTTGTGGCCTGTTATAAAGGCAGGTTTATTGGCATCGAATGCAAGGCAGGTAAAAATAAACCGACACCGCTACAGCAGAAAAATTTGGACGACATAACAAAAGAAGGAGGGCTAGCATATGTTATCAATGAGGATAACGTCAACCTCGTAGAGGTTGTAATTCAAAAATTAAACTCGGAGGCTAAGTAGCCAAAATGAATAATAATATTCGTACTGCTAACATACTTAAATTTTTTCCAAACGCAGTGTATAAACGTATACTGGTAGAGACAGTCTTAGAACGTGTAAACGACGAAGGCTTTGGTATAACTTTGGAGCATGAAAAAGTTTTCATTAATCCAAAAATAGTTAGGGAACTAAACTTAAAAGTAGGAGATGTAATAGAAGCTCTTATTTCCCCTAACACAAAAGCCAGACCCGACTCAAACGTGCCTTGGGCTGTGTGCCACGTCGGCATGACCAAAGTACTGCCTGTGGAAGCGCTAGAAGAAGAGACACTATCTGAAAGACAGATAGAGGTGTCTATAGAAGAGCGTATCAAGGAACTACTTTTAAAACCAGAAAACGAGTATCCACACAGAGTTGGTGAGATATCTGACAAACTAGATATTAGCACTGATCAAGTGCAATTAGCGTTACAGCGCATGCACAATGCAGGGGCTATCTGGGAAGCTAAGATAGAACGTAAGGGAACCCAAGATAGGGCTTCTTATGTGCTGTGGGCTTTGGATGATGAATTATTCTCGATATGGTGTGAATAGTATAAAAGAACGGGAGAGCGGCTTGTATGGTCGCTCTCTTGAAGAATACATCTTTGCCATGCACGGTATAGATGTTATATGGAAACCCAAAGAGAGTGGCGAAGAGCCACCATTTTAGGAGAACAAGTATGGGTAAGAAAGAAGAAATAGTCTGGAAGTATCTACTTCAAAATCCAACAGCCGATGCTGAAGAAGTAGCGAGAGAGACACAAGTGTCATACATGCATGTCAAGAAATGTATGAATAAAATAGGCACGCCGAAAGAGGTATTAAACGCAATTAAGCCTCTTCCCAAAGGGTTAGCCAGTCGGCTAACTAATGGAAAAGCACACGAAAGCGATTGGGAAGCTGAAAGTCAGAGAGATTTCTTTGACATAATAGACGGTGGACGTGATGATCCGCCTTCCTATTCCCGACAGGATGTACTGACAGAAGCAGGTAATCTAATCGACGGAGACAGGCATAAAGAGTACGGCGAAGCCAAAGACAATTTTGCTTTGATCGCTAGTTATTGGAATGGGCATCTAGGTCTAGTTGATTTTATTACTGTCCGTGATGTGGCTATAATGATGACACTTATGAAAATCGCTAGAACTCATGGTGATGGTCGCAAGTCTAAAGATACATTCGTAGACATATGTGGGTATGCCGCACTGGCAGGTGAGATAAACGAAGATGGCTAAGAAGCCATTGGAAATATCTAAAAATGCAAAGATGGGTTTGGGCGTTGTTAACGCCCGTTACCTACCTAACAAGATAACACTGCCAGAAGCACCGTGGGAGAACAACGATGAAGATAGTGACGTTGGATTTCGAGACGTACTACGACAGGGATTACAGCCTATCAAAAATGACGACTGAAGAATACGTTCGGGACGATAGGTTTGAGGTAATAGGTTTAGCAGTAAAGAAAGAAGACAAACCTACCAAATGGGTACAAGGGCAAGAAAGAGTCAAGAGTTTCCTCTCGCATATAGACTTGTCTGAGTACGCGATACTCTGCCACAACACCGCCTTCGATGGTGCGATACTAAACTGGCGGTATGGGGTTAATCCTAAATTTTGGCTAGATACTATGTGCATGGCTCGCGCCTTGCATGGGGTTGAGAAAAGCGTTGGCTTGAAAGCCGTAGCCGAACGGTACGGTGTAGGGGTCAAAGGGGATGAAGTCATGCGAGCGTTAGCCAAGCGACTAACTGATTTTACAGATACAGAAATCGCTGATTATGCAAGGTACGCTTGTAATGACGTAGACCTCACGTACAAGATTTTTAAATTAATGATGCGAAGCCAGTTCCCACGACAAGAATTACGACTGATAGACCGTACTCTACGTATGTTTATAGAGCCTACGCTAGACCTAGATCTGTTTCTATTAGAACAGCATTTAGAAGAAGTTCGTGATCGTAAAGACAAACTAATGCGTGACGCGAACATTACAGACAAAAAAGATTTGATGTCGAACCAGAAGTTTGCAGGGTTGTTGGAAGGTTTAGATGTGACCCCACCTATGAAGATTAGCCCTACAACTGGAAAAGAAACTTTTGCGTTTGCGAAGAGCGATGAAGACTTCAAAGCATTAGCAGAACACCCGGACGATAGAGTACAGACACTTGTCAATGCACGTATGGGTACGAAGAGTACTCTAGAGGAGACAAGAACAGAAAGATTTATATCTATAGCTAAACGAGGGTTACTACCCGTGCCGATTAGGTATTACGCCGCGCATACTGGTAGATGGGGTGGGCAAGATAAGATCAATCTGCAAAATTTACCAAGCCGAGGTCCAAATGCCAAGAAGCTAAAGAGCAGTATCATAGCCCCAGAAGGACACGTACTGATAGATGCAGATAGTGCGCAGATTGAGGCCCGTGTGTTAGCATGGCTTGCCGAGCAGACAGACTTAGTTAGCCAGTTTGCTAACGGTGAAGATGTGTACGTAAAAATGGCTTCTCGCATATACGATGTACAAGAGAAAGATGTAGCTAAAGAACAACGCTTCGTAGGTAAGACTACGGTTCTTGGCGCAGGTTATGGCATGGGGTATATAAAGTTTAGAGATCAGCTAAAGAACTTTGGCACTGAAGTTACCGAGACTGAGGCTAGGCGTATCATAAACATATACCGCAATGTGAACTTTCAGATACAAAAGCTGTGGGATAATGCAAACTTTGCTTTGGAGCAGATGTGTTACAACTCTACTGTACGTCTTGGTAAGGAAGGGGTGTTACAAGTTATCGGTCAGGACAACGCTATAAAACTACCATCAGGACTGAACATCTTTTACGAGGATTTGAAATATACTCGCAACGAAGACACGGGTAGGGATGAACTTACGTATAAGGTTCGTCGAGGCCGAAACAAGATATACGGCGGTAAGGTCATAGAGAATGTATGCCAAGCTATTGCACGGTGTATAATTGGTGAACAGTTGCTAAACATAGCAAAAAAGTATAAAGTTGTGTTAACAGTACATGACTCGATTGTGTGCTGTGTA